TATACACTTGGTTGTTGTTGATCACGGTGAAGTGCTCTTGAACCCACTTGTAAGCAGCCTTGCGCTGATCATACGACATCTCGTTTACGCGCCTGTTGAACCCGAACTGCATAAGAGTCATCTTCAGCGAAGAGGTCCTGTTCTCAGAAGAGTACACAACCCACTTCCATCCATGCCGTACAGTGGCATTCACCATGAGATAAAGCGCCATCGTAGTCTTACCTACGTTGCTGTGTCCGTTGATGATCAAGAACTCTTTCTTGTACCTGAAGTACTCGTCAAGCTTTGCGTCACCCGTATCCAGCCCTACTTGTATCTCTCCGTTCGCATAGCTGTCGATCCATCTGAAGTCCTCATCGTCAGACGATATGAATGACATGTCCCCATCACTCAAGAGCATCTCACGCTGAGCGCTCTTCTCATTCGAGACGAGGGTTTTGATTGGGTCTTTCTTCCCAAGCTCTATCCCGTCACGTATGGTGATCATAGCCTGCTCCTCAGAGTCTATGTTACGCTTGCATATCTCCCTGTGAAGAATCCGAATTGCTTCGTCCTCCTCCATACGCCCAGCTGAGACATAGCCGCCACACAGTCGTGCAGCACGAAGCAGTGCGGTGTGCTTGTTGCCATCCTCTGCGACACGTATCATTTTGGCGGCGAGGTTTAGCTTCATGTAGTCCGTGTAGTGGTCACGAACCATGGCTACCTGAGTGTCTGCTCGCTCACTAGAGAACGCCCCGAACTTTGAAGCAGACTCGTTGACGATTATGTCTGGGTCGTGAGACTCAAAGCACGCCCTAGATTCGTTGATTCCAGAGTCGTCAGGGGTAATCCCGTATTGCTTGTTGAAGTAAACCTTGAGCGCCCTAAAGTGGTCTCTGTGTCGCTCAGGATTTGTAATCCTTACGAGCACCTTGATGCCGTCACCTGATGGCGACATCCATGCAGAGTAAACGTATTGGTCAGTACCAATAGTTGACTTTGTAAGCGTCACCTCTTCTGGTGTTGACCCAACGTGATCGAAGTCAAGCACGATGAATCCGCTGTGGTCAAACAGCCCGTCATCAGTACGATCAGAGAACTGACCGCTGAACAGGACGATAGGCAGTTTCTTCTTTGACTCCTTGTCCCCGCTGCGGACAAGATCTATGGTCTTCTCGCTTGATCCGTCTTGGATCCTTCGAAGCGCCAGACCCAGAGAGATATACCTAGGGGACTTAGTGTGGTATATGCTCTCGAATATAGTTACTTGCATTTCAGCTCTGCTGCTTTGTTCAAGTACCAGTTAGCCTTCATGACGTCTTTGTCTGCGGTCTCGCCCAGCTTTGACCCTGCTCGCATCTTGTACTTGAAAGCGTTCATCTCACAAAAGATGAGGAAGTTGTCGAGACCCCACACATCAATCATCATCTCCCATGTTTCTTTGGAGAACTCGTTGTAGTGATTGGGATGGTTCACGTATTCGTAGGACTTTTCCATAACAGTTTTGATTCAATTATTTCTTTAATTATTATCTTGACGTCACCCTTGTATGTTTTAGGGTAACATTGCTTGGCTATGATGGCCATGCTGTAGTTGTCTGCTGCAATCAATCCGACATCTTCGGAGTGAGACAGGCAGTAAACCTCTCGTGTGTAGATGGTCTTGTCTTTCTTAAACCCCACCTTTAAGGTCTGGTAGTATATGTCTTTCTTCATGAGATCTCTATCCTGAACTTTCGCTTGATCAAAGGGACCATGTCTTGCATAGACAGCGTCATCCCTGAGCAATCGGTTGACTTCATCAGCACGCAGTTGTCCCCGTTTTTGTTCGTGATACATAAGATCACGTAATCATCTTCATTCGCGGGGATGTGCACCTCGTAGTCCTTATGGTCGGACATCACGCAGAAGAAAGAAGTACTGCCTCCGTTGTTGTTGACGCCACTAAAAGAATGAGGGCTGAAGAAATTTACACTCTTCAACCCCCATTCAATAGCGGCATACAAGCCAAAGAACTTAGAAGGGGAGGTCCTCGTCTGCTGCACTCGGCTTCTTAGAGTAAGAAGACTTTGACTGCTGGTTCTCCTTTGCCTTCTCGCTGTTGGGGTCCCACACGGTGGCAAATGACTTGCCATTCTTGCTTACCCCTACAGTGATGAACACGTTGCCTCCAGTGCCGTCAGGCTTTACAGCGGTGGCATACCGCTCCATGAGGTCTTTAAGCTCAGGAACCTTCAGTCGAAGGCGTTGTGATACATACTTGCCGTTAGGATCAAGTTTCGGGTCTTCAGCATATCCGATGAATACGGAATCATACTTGGTTGAGTTTTCGCTCATTTGAAAAAAATTAAAAAAGGTTTATTGCGATAATCATTATTACGAAGTACACTATAACAGCAAGTGCTGAGGTGATTGTGTTGTTGAATCGGCTCATACTTCGAATGTCATGTAGTCTGTCTCGCCTGCTGAGTCATCATTCAGCCAAGCTGAGATCTTAGTTATTGCGTTGAAGAACTTCATCTCTCCTCGGAAGAGGCTTTCTTGTGAGCACTTGACGACCGCTGGTAGATATGGGTATGTCTTCTCTTGCACAACCCAGTAGAAGTCGTCGATCCCTGTAAGCTTGCAGTAGAGATAAGCTTGTATGTCGTAGCACAGCTTGTTGACGTCATACCTAAAGCCATCGACGCTACGTGTAGACTTGCTGTCTGAAATAAAGCCACTGCCAAGGCAATCAAGATAACCCTTGATAATAACGCCATTGATTTCTCCATATACTTCTTTTTGGTAATCACCCTTCAGGTAGGTGTCTAAGATGCCACACACTCGGAGGCGGTCTACCATGGCTATCGCCTGATCCCAGTCCTCTTGTGAGCAAACCAACACCCCGCTATCAAAGAGATCCATTCGCATCTTTTCTTTTATCTCCTTGAACTCAGCAGTCGCCTCTGGTCTTTTAGAATTTGCGGTTTTTCCGCTGCACATACCGAGGATTTCTTGGTTACTGAGAACCTTGTAAGTGGCCTTAGCCCTGTCCAAGTCAAACAGTATAGCGTCATACATGCTTCCAAATTCCAGGGCGTCAGATTTGTATTCCACCTTGCCCTTCATGTGGAGATCAAAGAGAGCGATGTCAGTTAGCGCCTTCTTTAAAGAGGAGTACGACAAGTGTTCCTTGTTGTACCTCTGCATCAGCATCTCTGGTATCCTCATCGAACGAACTTCTTGATGGCTTCTTTCTGCCGATCAGACAGCTCGTTGCCATACTTAGACATCACGCTTTCGTATGCCTGCTTCTTGTTGGTGGCGCTCTTCACGTATGAGATTGCTTTGTCCATGATGCTAGGCTCAGCGAGTGCCGACTCTTCTTCTGCGATAACCTCACGCGCTGCTGCTCCGCCTACTGGTACACGGCTTGGGGCTGCGGCAGTTTCTTTCCCGTGGGTATTGGTAGAGTCGCTGTCTTTGGTGTCGTCGATCAGGAACATGCCGTTGAGGGCATACTTACGAGCATATGATGACGTGGCCCCAGTAACCTGAGAAGCGTCCATGCCCTTCTTTGAGTCTTCCTCACGGGCCTGTGCCTGCACATTGATTACGTTACCTTCGAAGTCAAAGACGACAACTTCAGCACGGACATACACGCGGCCTTCGTGAGATACGATGTAGTCGCTAATCGTCATGCCGAGTTCGTGCTTGGCGAGCAGCGGCTTCACTGCTTCCAGGATGTCCTCGCATGAGCGGTAGTTGTACTTCCCGAAGCTGTTGAACTGACCCTTGGGGGCTTTTAGCTCCGCTTGAATAGCGGAGAGTTTCTTGTGAATAGACATTGAAATAAATTAAAAGGGTTTGTGTTTAGAGAAAGAGATGCGGCTTGTTTCATCGGGCTTTTACACAGCAGCCTGTTACGGGATCTCCCCGCACACCATGAGCAGCATCTCAGGTAGGTCAGCGTTCTGACCAAAGATCTTTTACGATCGAGTGCACCTTTACGTAGGAGCAGACGAAGTTGAGCATGTTATGTGTTGACTTGAGATACAGCTTGTCGAAGTCAGTCGACCCCGACATGTTGCCTGCTACGGTATCGATTTCAAGATCTGGAGTGACGTGCATACCAAGAATCTTTTTTGCTTTCACAATGCTTTCCGTGTATCCCTTGAATCCGTCAGAGTATTCTCTGAGTGTTGAGGCTACGTCTATAGCAGACCAATCGTTAATGCCTTGGTCTACTATGTCTCCGATGATGATCGACTTAGATGGACGAGATATTGATTCGTCATCCATGATCATAGCTATAACCTCAGATTCTGTTACCATCGTTGATGTATACTGATCGAACAAGTTTGACGTTTCCTCCTCGGCTAAAAGCGAAGCTTGCACTTGGAGTGACATAAGTTACGCCGTCTAACTCATACGAGTACGTCTCTTCCCAACCTGAATAATCTGATGATTGACGCTCTGTTTCAGGTGAATGTGACATGTGTTTGGGGTTTTGTGATGCTGCAAATCTACGTCAGAAAACAAGTACGAGTCAAGGATTTGGTGAGAAATTGTCTCCATCCTCGTGCTCGCAGGTTTCTTGTTTCGTGGCTGGGGCTGCGCCCAGCGATCGAAGCAGATGGTGAACATCTTGGTTTTGTTCGGCAAGGTTCTTCTCGCAGCATGGCTGCGCCGTTGGCTCTTGTGAGGAGCATGAGATCATGGTCGCTGCCACGATGGGGATCATTTTATTCATGGTGTATTTGTAGGCTTTTCCCATCATTAAAGGGCGAACTGCCCATCAATGAATGATTTTTCCATCACTTCTTCGGCTAACTTGTACAGGGGGTCATATCCATTCCACGACATCACGTTTCCTTCGTGCCTATCACGATGATACAGGATCGTAGTGTGATGCATCTTGAGAGCATTGCCTATGTGAAACGGCCTGTACTTGTTACTGAGCGCTACTAAGATCGCCGCACGTGGCTGGACGTAATCAATCGTCCTTGCTCGGTGTAGCTTCTCAGCCTCGTATCCGTTGTCTTTCTCTGCCATCAGCACCGAGTAGTACTGATTGTAGATTTTTTGAATCTGCATATGTGATGTCATACCATGAAGATTGGTGGTGAACTTGTGTCTTGTACGTTGACTTTGAATTCGTACACGTAGTAGTCGTAGTGTTTCCCGAACTCTTCCTTGTGGCTCTTCGCCGCTTCGATGGCTGCGTCCTTCTTGTTGTATACCCCAACAGGGAAGGTGAATATCTCGTGTCGGTTATTCTTGGTGGCTGTGATTACGTATAGCATGTCAGAATCCATAGTTCTTGGCGTCCTTCCTGATCATCAGGACATCCTTCACAAAGTCAGCATGCATTTCATGAACAGGTGTTTCTTCGTCGTTACGAAGCTTGTCTATGAATGACTCGCAGCAAGCCATGAACTTATCAAGCATCATAGCCTTGTCTTTAAGTTCGTTTTGTTTTTGAATGTGGGTCATCTCTTGTGTGATATTCATTTCATTCCTCGATTAAGCCCTCATCTAAGCACACTGCTAAGGTGGCGGCTATGTTAATAATTAGTTCTTCCATCGCTTGGGTTTCGTTCTCGTAATACGCAAGAACGTCAATCGATGAGTATCGATCCATGATGTCATGGATATGCTGAAGAGCGACAGAGGCCGTGCCAAAACGCACGTCACCTCCGTCATAAACTCCTTTCGCCACGGCGATTAAAGTTTTGCTCCCGACAGGTTAAACGCAAGCTCGAACGCTTTGTTGTCGAGCATAGTGTGGCTGCCGACCATCTTGCTTGATTCTCGGCGAGCGGCATTGTTGCCACTGAGGTGAGTGGTGAACTTGGTTACGCCGTTGAACATACCCCAAGCGCTACGGCCCTTCTCATTCATCTCGGCCCATACCGCATCACGCAGGGCGTTAGCTCGGTTGAACTTCTTGGTGTTGATGTCTTGAGTTGGTCGAGCGAAATCAACATCAACCATAGCGGCGATGAACTTGTTGATTTGATCTTCGCTTACCGATTTCTTCGACATAGCGACCATCTTGTCGGCAGTCATCTCAGCGCTCAGGTTAACCGCCTCAAGCATCTTCTTGCTGCTGTCGATCATGCCAAGCACCTCCTCGATGGACCGCTGAGTGTGCTTCGCACGACCTTGGTCTTTGAGACGTTTGACTGTCTGAAAGAATGTGTTTGAGCAGCTAATCGTAAGGCTTGAGTTGCCCCATGACAAGGCAGTTGTCCCGTCATGTGAGTTAATACATGTGGTGTAGAAGTCCACTCGGTCGTTGTTCTCTCCGATGCCGTTGATCTGCATGGGTGACTTGAGCTGAACGAACACCTTGCGGCCACCATCCAGTACGCCAGCCCTATGTACAGGTGCATTAGCATGGCTTGACACGGCGTTCACGAGATTGATCATTTGGCTGTTCTGAAACAGGGTATAGCCCTTCTTGACAGAGGCGAACACATCGTCGTTGTCGCTGCGAACCACCGCATAGAACGGAGTCTCGGTTCCATCTGCGAGTTGAAGAGGGCGCTTTTCGACAGTCCAGTCGAGGGATTGAAATTGGTTTTCCATAACGATTAAAGGTATTGTATGAAGTTTGGTTTAAATCCGATTGAAGTTAGAAAAAGCTTTATGTAAAGCGAGATAATCATTTGATTGATAGTTTTTTGGAGCCTATCGGTTCCAGTGATTCTTAATGCATACCCATATGGTGGCTTGAAATTCGTGTGGCTTGATGCCAAACTCGTTAGCTACCTTGATGGTTTCTTGTTCGATTACGCTGTATTGTTTGGAGGTGATTGACTCCTGCACTTGAATAGGTGACTTGCTCGTGGTCTGACATGCTCGGATGTGCCACCGATCTATGGTGACGTGTGACGGGTCATCTTCTCCTACGTTTCTTGCAAAGGCATATGTCTTTGGGGATGACTTCAGAATCCTGAAGTTGCCTACGGCAATCTGAAACGCTCGCTTTTTGTTTGCGTTGAAAGTGCATACGCTGACTGCATCAGGGGACATGCCAGCAGCGCAAGCTGAGAGAACGAGTTCTGCGTCAATCTTGTTTCGCTTCCACTTGTTGTTAGGTGAAAGCGCACTCACTACGCCAGCCGCAATCTCTTTGGACACCCCGTATTTCTCTGAGAGAAACGAGGCGAACTGACTTGCCTCGGTGTACCACCTTTGGCCCTCGTACTTATCCTCAACAGTGGCCTGTGAATACCAATGCTTCAGGTTGCGGCGAAGTTGCTTACGAACTTCTGCGTTTTTGGTTACTTCGTTAATCTTCATTTTTCTTAAATTCAATTAGTTGCTCTCGCAATTCGATGTTGTTTGTGATTGTGATGGCCCATCCAAGGATGGTGATGATCCATAGGGATGACTCGTAGAAGGGGTGTATCATTCGTTGTTGTACAGAAACGACAGCCCGTAATCATCTAACATCTGTCCGATTTTCTCACGGGTATACAGGCATTCTTCTCGTGCGTCATCAGACATATCATCCTTGTGCTTGTATCGTACTCGTAGGCCTTCTATCAAGTCGTGAATCATCAACGCCATCTTGGCTCCGTTTGCCGCACGATTGAACTCAGGCTCCTGTTCGGGGAGTTCAAATTCCATTGTTACTTTCATGTTTGTATCTGCTTGTTAATTAGTTAGTTATTTCCACAGAAGGAAACGCATTTCCCTCTGTCGAATAGTCACCAGCCAGAGTCGCAATAGTCACCAGCTAGAGTTAATAGTCACCAGCCTCTTTAGGTAGACCATCAAGCCATACGTTCAGCAGTTCAACTAAACGAATCACATCATCATCGTCGATGTAACCAATGCTTGTTTCATCCACAAAGACCTCGTAACCATAGTTATCACAGCAACCATCGGCGCAGGTGTGATGATCTTCCTTAAGTGTTATTTTCATCCTCATTGTCGTCTTGAAACTGAGTCAAAAATTCTTCAGCTCCCTTGTGCAAATCATCAAACGTAAAGTGTCTGTGTGCAGCAGTTCCATATGGTAATGCTCCATAGTCGCGGATATGCATCAGATACTCGCCCAACATTTGCTTCATATCAGCTTTTGTCATCATTGCTGTTACTTCTCTTTGGCGTCTATTTTTATAATCCTATCCAAGAG